AAATGGATATTTTTTTCCGTTTTGTTTTTGTAGCTGCCGTACACCGTCTGGTAGGTGGCTTCGTTCTTCTGCTTCCAGAAATACGTCGTGTCCCCGCATATCCAGGGAACACCGTCAGCAGAGCCACCGACTCACTGACCTGCCATATCCGCCAGGTCTGCACGGAATTTATCAACCAGCGCACCAAACTGTGCTGCGTGATTTGCCGGCGTACCGCCAAAATCAAATTCCCCCTGCATCCACACCACGGCAAACAGCACATTTTTCGGGTTCTTCTTCAGTGCTGCTTTTGTTCGACCGATAAGGTCCTTATACAGCGGCTTGTCCACACCCCAGCGGGTTGAATTCTCCGAAGCACCACTCGCGTCACTGTATGTGCCATCAGCTCCGGTGGTGAACGCTGAACCACCACGACAGCACGGAACCAGCAGAATGCCCGCATTCGCCGGTATAAACGGCAGCAATTTTTTGGCGATATGCAGCCCCTGCCCCACGGTTCCGTACTGCCCCTTTGACAGGTCCGCTTTCGGATGGTTAAGGCGGCTCATGTCCTGCACATCATGCAGACAATGGTCCGCCGGAATGATGTCGTTATATTTACAGGCGACACCGCCCGGTGTCACCGTACTGCGGCGCGCCAGCTGCTTAATACGCGGGTCCGGACGGTCATATGTCTCCGGCAGCGGAAGGCCTTCACCATATGCCATGCTGTTTGACTGCCCCGCCAGAACCACAATAAAGTAATACTCCGGGGCTCTGGTGGCACTGACAGCCACCGCCTTACCCTCATTACCGGTCACCGCCACTGGTGTGGTGACATCACCTTCCGCCGCAATGGCCTGCATCAGGGTGTAAGGCGTGATGGCCACCGGACTGCCAAATGGCTGCCAGCCCTCCTTCAGTTTTTGTGTCAGTCGTTCAGCAAGGTCTGACGGCGATGCCGCCCTGACCACATCGTAGTGTTTAAATGTCATAACCTCTCCTGCCGCCAGCAAAGTAATTATCCGGAACACACAATCATGTAACACATAAAAAACACGCTATAAAAAAACCATGTCTCTTATATAACAAAAAAACGCCGACAATTTAAAATGCCCTCTTATTTTAAACAAAGAATAAACGACACCAGAAAAACAACTCAGCCTGACAGATTGCTTTCAAAACATCACCTATAATTTATGGCATCATTTAAAACCTTAAGAAAATAAGGAAAGCAAATGAACTGGATAGTGATTGACACGGTAATCCAGCCAGCATGTGGCATATCATTTTCAGCCATATGGTGTAACATAAAATTAATATTATGGTATCAGTCAGATACCTTCCTCCCTCCGGGCTGTATTTTTACACCAACCCGGACAGGCGTAATACTCAATAATAAAGAGCTCCCCGTCACCATTTACAACGTGGCCCCATTTAATAAAAACGTCTGGAATTTAATTAAAAACAGCCAGGAGTGCCCTGCAAACACAGGAAATATCACAGATAAGTGTTTTAATCATCGCTGCATTCTGGAAATATGCCCATACGGGCGAAAATAACAGAATCATTCAGATAAAAAGCCCCTCCGGAGAGGGGCTGACACTGCGTATCTGTATCATCATGTACATGGTGCCGGGTGCCTCCCGGTGAGTTCAGTCCGGTGTCCCTGAACCCGCGTATCTCGCTCCAGGTTGTCGTCAGAGATGACACCTTATACACCAGTCGCCCCTCCGCACAGGGGGATTCACCATGCGAATTTTTTTAACGAATGCTCAGTCTGACAGGCAACTGTCAACTGACTGAATTGTGACACAGATTACACTTGTTACCCACATACCACGAATCAGGTTATGCCTCAGTCATTATTAAACTGCACTTCAGCAAATCCGGAGCCTGATTCACAGGTACTGGATTTGATTGTGACAGTCATTCCTGTCAACTGAGCACTTTGCAGTAACGGTTGCAGATTCCAGCGACTGGTCCAGTACTCTTTTCCGGCCACTTTTACTGTGAATGTATCATTCTCATTATACTTGGAAAACTCAATTTTACCTTTAGCGCAATCCGCCGCCATTGCATTAACAGAAACTAATGCAAATAAAACCGCCATAAACATCTTCTTCATACTTAACTCCTTTATTTACCCGTTGTATATAAAAACTGTGACTTTCTGTTCAGAAACGCTGCAGCTGTATTACTTTCCCATAATGTATTGTTTATTTTTATAACGGGCCTGTCGCCAGTTATCTGACATTCTGGTTGACTATCTTCATTCACGGCGCGAACAGAACGCGCCCCCTGATGATGACAATTCAGTATAACGGCCACAGTGCCCAGTATCGCCGATATATTATTAAAGGATATTCTCCCCACTCTGACACCATCCTCTCCCCGATACTCCGGAAGCACATTGCTGATTCGCCCCCAGTTCAGAGTGAGGTCCACGTCTCCCGGCGTCATCGTATACACAGGAGCAGTTTCAGACAGTGCCTGACGAAATTCTCTCTGTATCTGCCTGAAGCGTAAGGCTTCTGCTGTGACAGTGACAAAACGCAGAACTGCTCTGGATGCATCTCTGGTCATTGTATTACCACTGAACTCCATTAACGCCAGATATGATGAAACCAGTGAGTGACGACTGATTTGCATTCCGGAACGTTCCAGCGCTGCGACACGTTGCAGAGTGGTATAACTGCTGTCCGTTGTCATGGAAACCGTTGTCACACCGGGCACTGATATATGTGTAAAATCTGAAAAACGGTAGAAAGTATTTGTTGCCGTATTAACGAACCCGGCCACATATAAATTATTTTGCTCAATAATCAGACGAAGATGGTCAAAACGCGCCTGATAGACATCAAGCCCTCGTATATCCACAGCAAAATAACTGCCCGGTGGGGTGTGGTTAATAACAGACACCGATGTGGTCCCCTGAGATATATGTTCAAGAGGGGTCGATATCTCTGTCCGTATACTATTTAACGAAGATACATAACTTTGTTGAGTCGAAAAGTCTATCGTAAATTCCCGGGAATAGGATACCGAAGAAAAGCCCAGTAACAGGCACAGTACCCATTTAAATAATATACACTTCATATACAAGGTGTTCCTTTTGGCTGAAGTAATCAGCACCAGACCCGGCGCAGATATAAAAAAGGCCCGCAAAAGCGAGCCAGGGAAAATAAGTGTGGCGCGTTGTACTGGATTCGAACCAGTGACCGATTGCTTAGAAGGCAATTGCTCTGTCCTGCTGAGCTAACAACGCAGAATACCGATAATGGACCGCCACCGGGGACTCCGAATCTCGCACAGGGTGACGTTCTTTCCTGATGAGCTAGTGGCGGTTGGTGGCCCTTGCTGGATTTGAACCAGCGACCTGGCGATTATGAGTCGCTCGCTCTCACCGCTGAGCTAAAGGGCCGATTGCTGAATAATAACGACGCATGATTAACTCCGCAATCTCATCCGTTACGAATGATTAAATCCTGTACTTCCCGCACCGTCTGCTCAAAACGTTCAGTCTCCAGTTCAACGCCAGTTGCACGACGTCCCAGCGCCATCGCTGCTTTCACTGTCGACCCCGACCCCATGAAGAAATCTGCAACCAGGTCTCCCGGACGACTGCTTGCGCTGATTATCTGCTGCAACATTTCTGCCGGTTTTTCGCACGGATGTTTCCCTGGATAGTACTGCACCGGTTTATACGTCCACACATCGGTGTACGGCACCTGCACCGTCACACCGAAATACCGCCGCAGATGCTTATATTCACTCTGCAGCTCCGCATACTGTCGGTTCAGAGAGGCATACGTATCCACCAGCTGGTGGTGGGGCTTTTCCAGTTCACCCCGCTGATGCTTCTCTTCTGCCACCCGGGCAAACAGTGCCTGTAATTTCAGATAATCGCTTTCGTTCGGCAGCTGCCACTGACCGGCACTGAACCAGTGCGACACCATGTTTTTCTTTCCTGTGGCATCTGCAATCTGTTTTGCCGTTATCCCCAGGACAGCGCGCGCATCACGAAAGTAAGCAATCAGCGGGGCCATCACATGCTGTTTCAGTGTCCTACCCTTCGCCTCATACCCGGCATCTTTCGGACGATACGGCCCCTGATAATGCTCTGCGAACAGAATGCGCTCTGTGGCGGGGAAATACGCCCGCAGGCTTTCCTTGTTGCACCCGTTCCAGCGTCCGGACGGCTTTGCCCAGATGATATGGTTCAGCACGTTAAACCGCTCACGCATCATGATTTCGGTGTCAGATGCCAGACGATGGCCACAGAACAGGTAAAGACTTCCGGCAGGTTTCAGCACCCGCCAGAACTGCGCAAGACACTGGTCCAGCCACTTCAGGTAATCTTCATCACCCGCCCACTGGTTATCCCAGCCCTCGGGTTTCACTTTGAAGTACGGCGGGTCCGTGACTATCAGGTCAACAGAATTTTCGGGTAACGACCGCATAAATTCCAGGCAGTCGGCGTTGATTAACTCACAACTGGATATTTTTACAGTATTAAGCATGGATCATTAAGCCTGTCTCTGATAGGCTCATTCTGCTTTTGCGCAAAGCAGTGGGCCTGAGGTTTGCTTGTGAACCCAACGCATGAGCAGATGGCTGGTGGGTGCCCCTTACACCCACCAGCCGCCCATTTACCACAAATAAAAAAGCCTTCAGGACTGAAGGCGTCTGTAACAACCAAACTGATAGTCTGCCAGACCCGCCATAACCAGCTGGGTCAGTATTAACTGGCAGCGTTCGCGTGAAAGGTAAGTATTCTGCGCAATCTCCCCGACTGTCGCCGGGTCGGTAACGCTTAATTCATTAAACACCACTCTGGCGGTTTCTGTCATATCCTGCTGTTTCAGCATGTCTTTTTCCCTTTTCCGGTTAACGTGACACACCAATAACTCTTGTCGAAAAAGCCAGCAACCTGAAAGAACGGTATTAATAACCACCAGCGAATTTATTGCGCTGCTGTATATTACGGACACAAAAAAACCACCTTCCGGTGGCTTCCTTGTGCGAAAAAACTTGCATTTCGCCTCGCGATACAGCTTTGCGAAGCTTACAGGAATTCAAGCTGTTTCTGCGTAAAAAAGCAAGCTTTTTTTATCGAAATGAATCGTGCATAGGTACATAAAGCATGTGTTCAGCCACGGCTAACCAACCTGCAATACGTTTCTCACATGTGCTGAAACACCATTCCGGGTGAGTACGATTTAAACATTCTGCCATTTTTCTCTTACTCATTCCCCGTCCTTCGTACCTTTGCCGGAGAATATTGATTAGCCCGGGATATTCCCCAAGCACCTCACTGATAACGCGATCAATAATCAACGCCTCTGTGTCTGTACAATGTGACAACCAGCTCTTCTGCTTCCCTCTGGTCATATCCCGAAAAAATGCCTCAAGTTCCGGTTTTTCCAGCCCGGATTTCTTCATGCTGCGTAAAACCTCATTAACTGCTGTTTTCGTCAGCTTTTTCGAAACCAGTAACCGGTTAAACATATTTCCGGATTTACCCCCACCGATATACGACCACCGCCCCCACATCCGTAATTTCCCCTGGATCCAGACTGCTTCCAGCGTGTTCAGGCGTAAATGTTCGCCGCTTTTGCCTGTAATTTCCGGATATATCATATTTACGCTCACTCACTCTCAATTTTGTAAATCTTCACACCCAGCCGTCCACCAGATACTGGCTGACCACGTACAATATTGATTTCATCAAACTGCTCATCGTCCATTAACACTCCCGCATGCGTCAGCGCATCCAGCGGTGCTTTCAGAATATTGTC